GTACATATGTACATCGTCAATTCCTAATACTTTTTTAGCCTTAGCCTTTAACGCTTGGTTCTGCGATTCATTGAACGCCAATCTGTAAGCGTGACTTAGCTTTTCGCTTTCGGGCTTTGGATGCCGACCCGCTGTTTTCTTGTTTGCCATTGTTATTTGTTTAATTTGTGCGTTATGGATGCGTCCCCCGTTTTGATTTGTTAAACTAACTCTTCAGTTAACTCAATGATTTCATCTTTGCAATCTTCAAGAATCATTAACACAACCTGTTTTTTAAAGTTGCTTAAGGCTCTTGAACCATCTTCTAAATCTGTATAGAAATCCCAAGCCATTGAATCGTTTGTATGCTTTCTCAAAGTGGTCATTTCACCATTGACTTCGATATCAAGAAAATAGTTATAAGAACCAGTAGCTTTTCTTTCCATGCCTACACTTGATAGGTACGCTTGTTCAACTCTGTTTGGCAAACGTTTTGCAACGTTGTTCGTGAAGTTTGCCGTGTTTTGAAATCCTAATGTGATTAATAGTCCTGAATTTGTCATCGTTGTTTAGTTTTTACGCCTTAACTCCGTTGCTAAGACGATACAAAAGTAACTAAATTTTTTAAACAGCAATAAAAAAAGTGAAAATAATTTAAAAAAGTTTTATATCGACTTTACAAATTGATTAAACCACACGTACCAACTATCGAAGTCCTTAGCAATTACATACACGCCTCCCGCTGTTTCTATTGCTTGTTGGTATTCTTTCTGGTATTCGCTTTGACGGTCTTTGCCATATTTGACCTCAATCTTTACGGAGCGCCCTTTGATAGTCGCGCTAATATCCGCGCTTCCTTTTGTCCCAGTTCCTTTTATCCAACTTACGCCACCTATTTGACGTTTTCCTAATACGGTATCGACTGTTTTCGTTTTGTCAATACGTTTGCCCATTGTGTTAATTCTCTCGGCTTGAAAACCGCTAAACGTAAGAAAGTCAATAATTGATTTTGTCAAAGCGTTTGCGCTGTCATCATTGTACTTTTGTACGGGTATGCAATGCTCAGGAAAAGACGGGTTGCGCTGCTTTTGCCATGCGTGGTGCATTGCTTGTAATAGGTGTTTGTTGTCTTTATTCATTTCCTTCAATCTTTTTAACGATATTTATTACTTGTCTTCTTGATATACCTAATAATTCAGCCGCCTTACTACGATTAAATTCAGGGTCTTCTTGGTGCAGCGCTTGTATTTTATCATAGGTGGTCTTAGGCTGCAATATTACTTTTTTGAGGTCATTTGTTTCGGCACTATCTATTTTGACTTTCTTAGCGTTGTTTACAAAATAGTTGCTTAGTTTTTCGGCTTTCAAAACGCTATCAGCGTCTATGTTAGATACTCCTTTGAAGTCTTCAAAAAACGTCTTAAACACATGAATCAGCAAAGCAAATCGAGGCACATACGATTTCTGTTTTGGGTACATCGACTTTAAATATTGGTTTTCTTCATCGTCGTTTTGATTGTCTGTAATACGGTTAAATATTCGCACCCATTCCTTTTTTGCATCTGAATCAAACTTAACACAAAACGCTTCAATTTCGCCCTCAAGCCTTTGTTGTGAACTCTTTACTTTTCTAAAAAACGCGGTTATTGTTTCGCTATACCAACGGATAGCATCGTAGTTCATTTCTTCATCGGTGTAGTATTCCACAACCGCCTCAGGATAGCTTAATAGTAGCCTATCTAAAAATCCATTTTCTTTTGTTTCCTCAGTTGATAAGTTATTGAATATAGTCGGCTGAATACCTCCCAATACTGGCACAAACGGTTTATCTACAAACGAACCCGCCCGAGTCATTCGGTTTACATTTACCGACTTACCACTCCAAGTTGATAGCCAAAATTCTAAGTCAGAACCAGCGCGGTATTTATTCATGTCTTTGAGCCATCCAGCTAATTCATCTTTAAACACTCCAACCGCGTTATCGGATTGTTGGTGCATATCTACAAGCGCCTCCAGAGTAATGTCGTTTACAATAAACTGCGATTTTTTAGGCTCTTCAATTTTGTAATTTTCACCGTATATTTCCTTTTGTTCTTTCTTTGATAGCTTGTTAAATTCATCAAACTCTTTGCGTTCCTCTAAGTACTTCTTTATTTCCTTGTTGTTAATCTTTGTTAATGGGAAAATCATTCTATCAATTGATGGTGTTTTACCTATACCCGCTTGACCTACCAATGCAAGCCAAACGGTTGCTTTTTCTTTCCATCCCGCCTTAACTTCAACCTCAAATGTATTGCCACAAACAACGGAAATAAGCCACAATAAACTACAACCCATGTAGTCAACATTCATTTGTAATTTGTGCGCACATTCCTGAATATAGAACTGCATTTGCTCTGGAAATATATCAATAGGAAATTCGGTCTTTTCAATTACTGGCTTTTCAATTACAATAGGCTCAATCTCTTTAATCTTTGACTTTACCCTATCTCCAAAACCTTGCGAATATAACTCACTTGCAGCTATTGAAAAATCTCCTTTGTGATATTTGTAAGCGTATGCAGCAAATGGACTTATAAGCGTTTCGGTTGGGTAATCCGTCCCAGTTGTAAACAGATACATACAACCGTTATCATTGAAAACATAACCACTATGCGCCGAAGTTGCTCCGTGTCTTTTTATTAAAGTGTGCTTTGTTTTATAACCATTGGTTACAATAAAAAAATCATCAGGCACAACCACATCTAAAGCGGTGTTTTGTTGATTAAAGTCTTCCCAAGGTGTTAATCCATCGTTTTGAAATTCTCGCTTTGTTTCTGTTTTTATGCTTTCTTGCTTTGGCTCTTCCCAATTGTAAGACTTAGATACATTCCAAAGTGTTTCGCGGTCTTCATCAGTAACGAAGTCAACATCGAAATAAGACATTTTATCGACTTTGTTCTCAGGGTAAATAAATACATACCCACCAATGCCCCGCGTTTCAATTATTGCCTCTTTATGCCCTTTTAGTTTGGCAATTTTTGTATTACCTAAACATCGTTTTGACTTGTAAAGAATGTGATACCCGCCTGACTTTGTTTTGTAAACTGCAAACTTATTATCAAAGTCATAAATCGACTCTCTCAAAGTTGTTATGTACTCATTCCAAAAACTTGACATTTCAGAAGGTGTGCTAAACACTTTCAAATCGACATCAATAACCTCTAAAAATTCAAACCCAGTTATTATTCCAATGCCTTGCACATTTGGGTCTTTTAACCGAGTTGTCAATTGGTCGGGTGTCATCTTCTCAGATTGTAACTCCTTCCATTTACCAACTGGCACTTTATTCTCACCAACTAAAAGCAATGAGAATTTTTGCAAGAATTGTAGTGCTAATTTTTCATTCATATTATGACCGTTTTTTTTAAAAAGTAAAGCCCTCTAAAGTTCGCCACGGTCAAACAGCTTACTTTAGAAGGCTTTAAATAATTTCTTATTTTGTAATGACCGTTACAAGCGCAAATATAAACCATTTTGTTTAATTGAATACAAAGAAATTAATATTTTTTTAGTGTGAACTACTGTGAAATGATTTCACACCTAATTTCACACCTAATTTCACACCTAAAACTTAGTGTTTATAAGGGCTTGAGGGCTTGGTGTGAACTTTTTTAGTGTGAAATGGTAATTTTAAAAATATTTTTTTTGAATTTTTTATTTTAGGGGTGTGAAATGGTGTGAAGTTCACAGTAAATTTCACACCTAATTTCACAGTACAAACCAAAAAAAAGCGCCCCAATTAGGACGCTTTTATTAATCCGTTACTCGCTCGGATTTTTTTCAGGTAGTTTCAGGTCGGGCGTGTTTGGGGTTGTGCCTGTGCGTAAATCTTGCCAAAATTCCCCACCTTGTTGTGTTACATCCCAACGAAAAGCGCCAAGCAAATCAAATTCCAGTGCTGTTTCTTTATTCCTTGCTGATGGTTTTCGCTCAATACAGAGCCTCACCGCTTCGTTGCGAACTTCCTCGCTTTTAATTTCGCTTATTTTCATTTTGTTTCTGTTTTAGTTAATTCAATTTCTATATCCTTAAATTTACGGTAAATCTCGCCTGTAATCAATCCGTATTGATTAGCCTCGTCTTTATCCACGTTATCCGTAAAAGTGCGAGAAATCGCTCCAAAATGCTTAATAGCGTTGTTTGTGTATGCTTTTATTGAGCCGCGAAAAAAGTTTGTGTTCTCCACGTCTTCCAAAAGCATAAGCAACACCTCAGCGCATAAGGTCACGCGAAGTGCTGTGTTGATGTCGTTAGGGGTTGGTGTCATTGGTTTAGGATTTTGTCCAATACAAACAAATCTGCTTTGGTAAATGATTCACACATCACTTCTTCAACCCACAAATCTTGACTAACAAACTCGCCAGACTTGAGCCATGTTGTTTCAACTGTTATGCAGCCTTTTTGTCTTCTTTGAGTCATCCATTCATCATGCTCGTAAGACTTTACTATTTCGAAGCCTAATGCTTCTAATTCTGACATTGTTAAGTGTTCCATATTCTAATTTATTTTAATTTCTACAATTGCGCTTGTCGTGTAGCCCGTGCGCGTGTAACTCAGGATGTCTATTTTTTGTTTCCATCGTTTTGCCATACAATCGTGAACTTCATACCACCCTAAGCCACTCACGTAGATACTATCACCATAATCGTATTGACCGCCCCAGCGTTTCAGCATATCGCGTGAAAGTGCGCACCATTTCAAAGTACCATTTCTAAGCGCAACCGTGTCGATTCGGCTCATGTCGGCTGTTATAAGCGGCTCAGCATCGCATTGGGCTACGCTTGGATAGTAGTGGCTCACACTAACGAACGTGAATTGGAAGGTTATAATGAAGGGGAGTAGGGTCATGCGTAGTTAATTTTACTTTGAAAAACGTGCACAATCGCTCCATCTTCGCGCACTTCAATACGTGGCTTGTTCGCCTTGCATATCCGTTGGCTCTCAGCAAGCAGAAATTTGTTCACCTGAGTAGATGCTGCTGCTGGGTTAATATCAAACTTTGTAGCGTACATTTCAACTATCTTTTTGCGCTTAAAATCGTCCTTAATTTCATTCCAAAACAGTTTCAGAAATTCTTGTTTTTCGCGGGGCATTTTTGCGATACGCTCAATCTCATTAGCTATTATTTCAGCTTGTTCAGGTGTGAACCAATAGCCTGATTTGGTTAGCTCAACATTCAATTCTTTGACTTTGATAACACGTGTCAATTGGTGCGGGTTGCATTTCAGTTTGATGCAAAGTTGTTTAGTTGTCATTGTTTAAAGTTAATGATTTCCCGTTTAACAAGTCATTAATATTGCCCAGCATTATGGTCATGGCTAACTTGAATCCATCGGAAAACTGAGTTTGGTATTTGTCCGCTTCAGCAATTTGCCGTTTGATAAATTCGACTTGTATTTCCAAGTCAGATTTGATTGAAATGGCTACCTTGTTTTGGATGCTCATATCCGTATAAGGCGCAATCTCAACTAAATGCCTATTTCTTATTTTCTTAACTGTGCCATCTTTGAAGTCGACTACTGACTCGTGAGCATTACAACTTACTACAAAGCCTCTTTTTTCGTGATATTTTGAATTTGGAAGATTTACTTTTACTGCTTTACCTGTTTTCATTTTGTTTAGTTTATCGTTTAATAATTCTTAACCTTAGAACACTCCCCACGCCCTTCGCAGCGTGAACACTCCACATCGTTACCGTCATAGTCATCACCGCTACCATCGTCAAAGCGCGTGCTGTTAACCAATCGCGAGCCATCACCAGCGCAAAGGTTACACTCCTCATCCGTTTCCTCAAGTTCCGTTTCAATCCATTCGATAACAGAATGCAATACCGCTTGTTTCGTGTCCAAAGCCCAAAAGCGTTCAGCAATGGCATCTTGTTTCTCTTCGCCTTGTAGGTAGGTCAGTTCGTCTATCCACTCGCTGTCATGCGTTTTAAGCGTTCTCAGTTCACGTTCGCCCTCAAAGTTAAGGTTACATATTAGTGACCATGTTCCGAAGCCTGCAAACTCAACTGCGTAATGTGTTTCGGCTATTTGGTTTCCGTAGCGTGTTTCAAATGTTTTTTCAAAGTTGTTCATCTTGTTTAGTTTTATGCAGCAAAGATATACATTATTTTTAAATGACAATACAAAATGTAAAAAAAAATAAATTATTTTCTAATGCACAAAAAAAGCCCCGTGATGAGCAGGGCTTTTAAACTAAACAATTGATGAAAAGAGATGCAAATATACGATTATTTCAATACAAACAAAAAAAGCGCTGAACTTCTCCAGCGCTAATTCCTAATCTAAACTACTATTATGATGCGCAAATGTAATACTATTTCAACAATTCCAAAATTTTATCTTTGATTTTTTTCTCAGCACGTGTATCAACATCGTTTTTTCTGTTTGGTGATACGTGTCGATGCGTGGTTATGTCGTCCAATCCAAAGCCATACGATTTCATTTTACGCACACACCATTCGGCAACGGATTCTGTTTCTTCATTTGTCAATTCGCGCTCGTTGGTGTTTTCTGAAACTGCGATGCCCAAAAGAAAGTTGTTGCAATTCGCTTTGCCTTTGAATGAAGATACGCCCGCGTGCCATGCCCTAACATTGTCAGCAACTAATACGGTGCGTTCTCCCGTGGTATTAACGATGCAATGATAGCTAACTTTAGATTGTGCGTTCAAACACCATGCAACGCTCCCTGAATACCCTCCAGCGGTGTGATGTAACACAATGCCTTCAGGCTTCATTGTTCGGCTACTATTCGGACTGTTTCTGAAAACCTCTTTGTACTTCATTGGTTAATGTTTTTTTTGAAGTTTAATAACGATTTCAAAAACTTATGTGCCTGCTCGAATAGGCTTGTTTTGCCTAACTTAATCACTTTTTCGTCTATGCTTTTGAACTCGATAAAAGTCAAAAATATAGCAGTTGACTTGGCTGTAATTTCAGGAATACCAAAGAACAAACCATCTTTAAGAATTAACACATCAACCGCATGAAACACCATAAGAACAACGAAATACATGATTAGCTTAGGCACGGTATTGAATAGCTTACCCGATTGGACACTTTGCCATCCTTGCATCTTCACGCTGGTATAAACAGCGAACACCATATCAATAAACACTATGCTGCCTACTAAGATAAACAGCCCTTGAATCGGCTGAAAGAACACCAAAATAAACGTTAACAAATACGCCCAATGATTAGCTAAGGTCATTAATGTTTTCATGCTTTAAACGTGTCTAATTGGTTTACTGCCCACGCCATAACGTCGGCATCTTCGTATGTTTCTCCGTATTCGAACACGCCTAAGTCAATACCACCAAAGCGCGAACCATCGGGCGTTTGTAAGGTTGCTATCACTGGCATTTTAGTTGCCCCAAATTCATCTATAAATTGCAGTCGGACGATTGTAGGGTCAACTATCTCTATGTTATAATTTTCAAATTTGTATTTCATAAGTCTAAGATATTACTGTGCCTGAAACTGTGCCTATTCTAACTGCTAATGTGCGCGCTGTTGAAGTAGATAAATTCATTAACCCCGCAGCAGTTCTGATTACTCTATTGGTTGCTGAGTAAGCTGTGTTCGTTTGAATTGTAACCGCGCCAATATTGAACGGTGCTACATTCAAATTATTTATGCTCACTTCGTTGTCTGTGATGTTTTCAAGTTGATTCTTGTTAATCATGTTCCATCCCGAATAACCGCCAACGGTCAGCCCGTTAATGTAGGTTATTCCATCTGCCAAACTTCTATTGGTTGTTAAAACTTGAAGTGCGCCACTACCGAAATGAATCATTAACACAGTGTTTGTGCTTTCATTCCAAGTCAACCAATCGCAAGCAATCGCATCCGTGTATGTTTGACTTCCATCGGGTGCTGTAAATCTATTGGTATTGCCAAACGGATTGTTGTAGGGCAACACCGAATAAGACACCCCATACCCTTGTTCTAAGTCCCCATCCGTTCCACTCCCTTGTGGAGTTGTTTGGAATGTCTTTAATGGCATTTGTCCTTTTGGAGTAGATACTACACTCGGCACGTTTACAGTCTCTGTCCCGTTTGACCGCACCACCTGAGTAGCAAAAAACACCCCATCGCGCCTTACCGTTACCGTTCCATCGGGGGCGGTTAAGTTGTTGCTTGATTCTGCTCCATAAGAATTTGCTGAGCCTATATTGTTATTCGCTGAATCGCGAAGTTGAACGGTTGTGTTGGCTACCCTCCAATGTTGACCTTGAAGCGAACCGACTTGAGTTGAGCCACTTGCGCGGCGCACCTCTATTGAATCACTGCCACCGCTTAGAATAGTAGCTACCTGCACACCGTTAATATCGAATGTTGCATCAGGCGCTATGATATCTTCGCTCGTTCCGCTTGGAATATTTGTAGTGCTTAACGTATTACCATCCGTATCTTTCAATACCGCAGTCGCGTCATCGCATGGTTCGCACGCAGGCACAACCCAAACACCATCCACAAACGAGCCTACCTCAATACCGCCTTGTTCCACTGTTATATCAAACTGCTCACCGTTTGTAGTTGTGCCTATCTCAACACCGTTAATATACACATCAGAAGGGTCAACTGCGGGGCAATTAGGCACGATAACCATTTCAAAACCACCGCTCGGAATAGTACCGCTTTCGATTGGGTCGCCATTTGCATATTCGACTACATAATTAGCAGGAGCGCAAACAATAGGCTCAATAGGCTCAATGCTAACTGGTACATCACAACGTCCATGCGAGGGAATCTCAAAAAGAAACTCAGCATAGTAACCAACCAAGTTATCAAGTTCAGAATCGGTTTTAAACGTTCCCGTTGGGTCTTCGCTAATTAATATATCATCTATTCCGTAAGCGTTCCACCACACACGTATATCACGCAGAATAAGGCTCGTGTCATTAGCGTTTTCCCATTCATCGGAAGCAGCCGAATCCAATCTTTCGTAAACATAAATGCGAAGTCTATGCGTGTTATGTGCCTGACCTACTAATACATCGATTGGTGCAACATACAAAGTAGGAAATAACTCGGCATCTGTAAGCACAGGAGCACGTTTGTCATCTGCGCCAAAAAAGATACGCTGTATTTGACCGTGCCCATCCGCGAACGCTTGTAACGCATCCCGTAATGTTATAAGTGTATTTATAGCCATGTTGTATCTGTTCTTGTTGTGCCTTGGTCGGGCGCTTCAATATCCCTGTTAATCTCAGCTAAGTAGGTAGGGAAAGCGTTTCTATTCAAGTCCAAAAACGCTCTCAAATTACTCTCGTGAACCTTTGCAAACTTTAACATATTGTTTTGTAAATATGTAACTGTAGCCACGCCTTCAGAATTTTGATAGTCGCCAAATTGCGATTGTATGCCTTTGTTTGAAATCCTAAATGTCAGGCTTGGAATCGCATCGTAAACCGCATAAAAAGCAGTCACGAACTGAATGAACTCAACCAACTCTGTTTCGATTACGCTCAAAGTTTCATCGTTAAATTTCTCTAACAATTCACGATTAAAATTATACCCCAAAATAGGCTGCACATAGGTTTTAACCGTCATCTCAATAAATGGCGATAAGTCCTTTGCACTCACATTCTGAGTAATAGGTGTTTTATTCTTTAGGAACTCTTCCGTTACGTAGTATATCATGTCGTGAGTATTTCGGTTATTGTATCTGAATCAATGCCATACGCAGCCAATCGTGTACGCGCCAAAGGCTCTGCAAGTTTGCCTTTTGCGTAGTCGCGAATTATACGCATCATATCCATGTTTTCTTTTGCTGTAAGCCCTCGCAAAGCATCGTTTGTGATTTGCTCCATTTGCGTAGTAGGTTGCCCGTTAACCGTTGTCATTGGCGCTAATGCTCCCTCTTGAACATCACCAAGCAAACGCGTTGCATCCGCTGTGCTAAACCCGTAAATCAATTCAAGCAAAGCAATTGCTGAACCTCTATCGGTTAAGCCCTCAGACACCGCAGTTTGAATACCAATGATTCCTTGAACACCACCAACTGAACCTTTTAACTGTGCTCTTGCTTCGGCTTCTTTGTCAACTGCAACGGGTTCACCATTTACAACTTGTGTTTGTTGTTCGCCTTGCTCCATCGCGAAGTCAATTAACTCCGTTTCTTTAATGTTCAAACGTGTTTTGATGCCGCAAGTTTTCGCCAACTCATTAAGGAAATCCTCAACTTTTTTACGGTTTGAATTAAGCCAAATTCTTTTAAATTGTTTTGCTGAAAATTCTATCTCTTCACTTTGACCAAGTGAGCCTGCAATACGAACACCCATCAAAGCAGGGTTAATACCGTGTGAAATTGCAATCTCTTCTTTTTGTTCTTTGCTTGTTTGCTCAAATAGCGCGTGGTTATCTGTTGTGTTTACCACGTCAATCTCAGGCAATTGGTCTTTTGATGGCGCTTCTAACTTAATAGCGCGTCCATAATTCTTTGCACCCTTACCAGAATGCCTTGCGTTAACCTCCCATGCACTACGCTCATCAGGCGACATCACATAAGGTATCTTCCAAATAATG